ACCGAAAGGCCAAGGACAATGAAGGCGGCGCTGTTTAGGATCACTGCCCTGCCGGATGCTCCCGTGAGGGAGCCCGAAACCAGCGAACAACCTATACCAACTGAGAACGTGGTCACCCCCGCTTGTCCGCCATCCCATTTCAGCACCCAGTTGCCCGGGCGCTCCGCCTGTGTCGGCAAGCTCAGACCGATTTCAACCCCTCCCGAATGGCCGCCCAAGCTGGTCATATATCCATTGGCGTCTTGCAGGGATGGATCCCATGCCGAATGGTCTGCAAATGCCCATTGCTGCGCGTATTTTAGGGCGTTCAGGAACGGAAAGGTGGCATCCAGCCCCACGCCGGCCGTGCCAATTTGGGTACGACCGCCGTTGTGTGCACTGAGTGTTGCCATGCCGAAATTTGTACGGAAATAATTATTGACGACCTGTGCGGTATAAGCCGCGTTCCAATCTCCCTTGTTCTGCAAGCTGGCGCGGTCCAGAAACGCATCGGTGTTGTTGGTGCCGCCAATCGTTGCGTAGTAGGTGCCGGGAGTAACGAACCGATTGGGCCAAGAGTACGGATTACTTCCATCCTCGACCAGTTTGATTTTATTGGCCGGCGATGTCGTGTTGTTGCCTGACCCGTTGTCGAGCAGCCCCTGTCCCCAGTTATAGGCCACGTTGCCAGTCACGCTGCCGCTTCGGAAGCCATCTGCCAGCAGGTAGGCGTAATTGCTGACGGCGGCGTCTGAGTTGGCAACGATGTTGTTGAAACAGCTTATCGGGTTGGGATAGGGCGCACTGTGTACTTCACCAAGATCGAAGGCACCGCCGCCATTGGTCGGAAAACTCGGCCCTGATGCACGACTGTCCAGAATTACGTTGTACGAAACGTCTACCGACCCAGAATACCAGCCGTAGGGATTGCCGGCGTTGATCTCGTACAACCGAACCGCTTCTGCGGAACGCAGGATCAGGTTGTTGGTGATATTCCCGCCACATCGGCACTTCAGATTGTCATAGACCGCATTAGCGATGATGTTGCCTCTAACGGTAGCGATGGTGCAGTCGTCCTCGATGTAGAAGTTGTGATAGTTCGAATTGCGAATGCTGCTCCAACTAGAATGGTAGCCGTTCTTATTGAAGACGTTTTCTTCAATCAGCAGATCGTGAACATTGCCAACAATCAGTCCCATACAGCCTTCGGTGAGAATGCCGGGGTTGTCGTGGACTGTGCAACGACGAAAGATCAAACTGCCGGACTGTGCGACAGAGGCGGAATTGGTTGCTCCGGGGTAGGTGCCGCCCAGCCACTCAATGTTGAGGTCTTCGAACAGCAGCCAGGTGTAACGATACCCGATGAAAATAGCCGACGACACACTTGCGGGCGTTCCCCCGACGCTGGGATCGACTATAGATTTAGCCGTACAGTCGATGCTAGTGACCGCAATGAAGTCAGCGACTGTGGTTCCTGAATTAAACAGGATCTGGACTGCGTTCACCAACTTGGGCCGAGCACCGGTCCCATATGCACTGATCAGGATCGGGGCGTTGGCGCTAGCCCCGCTCTTGTTCAGGAAGAACCATTCGCCCGTCCACGTATCGCCCCTCTTCAACAGCACCCAATCGTCTTGGCCTGATGTAACCAGCGTCCATGCGTGGGCGAGCGTTTGAACGGGTGTGCTGGTCGTTAGGCCGTCGGCCTCATCACTGCCACTGGCCGATACGTAGATCAGTCGCCCGCCGGCCGATTGAGTGAAGGTCGTCCACCCACCAGCACCATTGTTTCCGTATGTTCCAAGAACGACGGTCATGGGTTTGTCGATGAGTTGGTCACGGCGCTGCCATCCCATAGCGCCAAGTTGCCGGTGCCGGCGGCGTTAGTGGCAAAGCTGGCGGCGGGGCCTTTGAAGTAATAGGTGGGGTTGGAACCGGTCGGGATGGAGCCGGTACTACCGAGGTCAACTGGATGACCTGACGCGCTGATAAATTTGCTTCTGACTGTAGAATTAGAAAGATCGAGCGAAGTGCCACCAAAAAAGATCAGTTCGGCCAGGCCGCCGCTGTAGCCGGCAGAACCAAAACCATGAGAACCGACGAATGAATAGCCCACGGGATAGCTCACGGTGTCGTCGGTGATGCTGCTGCCGTCGAATAAATCAAGACTACCGGCTGTCGTATAGACATTTGATGCCGCTTGCATGCGGGCGGTGCCTGCCAAGTTCCATGAGAACGCCAGCCAGCGCCAGCCGAGCGTACGCCAGTCATATGATGTCGTGTCAGGTGGAATGCCGGCGCCGCTGCCAAAGCCGGAATTGGGGGCAATATTCGCAATCTCAGTCCCGGCACTGTTAAACAGTTTACACTGTATAAAAGTGTTGAGGCTGCGAACTTGGATGCCAGCAGGGACAAAGCCTGTGGTTTGCGTTGAAACGATTTCACCATTGGCAGCGACGTTGATCCACATCGAGATTGTGCCGGTCTTACTGTTCGTAAGACCGGTAAACGATGCAGGCGGGGGATCAACGATATAGTCGGTCGAGCCGCCAAACTGGACGCCGTTAGCCGTGAAGCCGCCACCGCCACCGCCCGCAGCAGGGGCATAGGCGGCAACATTGGTGATGAGCTTGCGCTTGGAAATTATCGGCATTAGGTGAAATTTCCCGAAGCGAGGGCCTGCACGTTGCCGCCAGAGCCGGTGACAACTTGCCAAGCGCCCGTACGTGACGTGAGGCCGACATTGACCGAAAATGGCACCAGGTTCGATACACTGGCGGTGCCGCCCTGAAACACCAGAATAGCGGTATCGGAGCCGTCCTTGATGCTGACCGAGCCGGGATTGACGGTCAACGGAACGATCAGCAGGGATGAGAGATAATCGCCCAGCGCCCCGGATGCGCCGAGCGTGGTCGTGGTGCTGACGGTCGATGGTACGGCCTCGTATTCGCCAACCTCGACTTGCTCGCTGGCGATCGACACCCGCAGCGTCTGCGAGGTGGTAGCGCCGGCACCGCGATCCGGTGCGGTGCTCGATATGCCGGTGACGGCCACAGTGCCGCTAACCGGTACGGTGCCACTGACCGCCACGGTGCCATCGACAGTCAGCGATCCACCGGCGTCGGAGATCGGCAGCGGGGCGGCATTGGAAAGCGGGGTGGCAACACCGTCGCCCCCGGTGACAATCTTGATGATCTGATACTGCACGCCGCCGACATCATCGGTTGCGACGGGAACCGCACCTACACCAGTACCGGGATCGACGTTGATATTGTCAGCCATTTAATCCTCCGTTACCGACGACGCGCCGATCACCTTGCCGGTTTTCGGATCACGGTGAATGGTTGCCTTGCGCGGCTTGCTGACCGCCGCCAGCACGCCCTGGTGTGATTGCGCGATCGCTGCGGCCAGCGCAGACAACGCGGCATCGGTTTGGTTGATGCGGCGTTCCTCGGCCTTGCTGCGCTCGCTCTCACGCTTGCGCTCAAACTCCAGCCCTTGGCGATAGTGCAGCGCCTGCTGGGTCACCTCGTCGTCGGGCGGCCCGAAATCAAAGGCTGGCTGCTGCTGCTGCTGTGCGACCGCCGCTTTCTGCCGCAACTCTACATCTGCCTTGGCGATTGCCAATTGCGTCTGTTGCTCGGCCTTGAATCGCTCGATCTCCATCTGCGCGTACGCCTTCTCGCGCTCTATCTGGATATCGTTGGCCGAGCGGTTCTTCTCGATTTCGAGTTCGATCATTGCGGCCTTTTCCTTGTGCGCGTTTTCGGCCTGCATCTTCTCGCGCTCTACCGCAATCTTGGCCTGCGCTTCAGCTTGCTGCAGGGCGAGCTTGGCCTGCGCCTCCTGCATCTTCGGATCGGGCTGTTGCCCCTCCTGCTCGCCGGCCTCGCGGAATGTCTTCTTCACGTCGGCCGGCAGCGGCGAAGTCTCGATCAGCACCCGCATCACCGCGGTGGCCTGGCCGGGGGTGAGCATCGGCGCCACCGCCGGCAGCGCCTGCGAGATCGCCTCGTAGGTGTCCTGCATCAGCGTAATGGTGTCGGGGCCCTCATCGAGAATGATGTCGACATCCAACTCGCCGATTGCATTGCGCATCATGCCGGTTGGCATGCCGTCCGGGCCGTTGACCATTTCGTTGATCACCACGAACTGCGGCTCACCCTCGGCGTCGGTCACTCTGATATAGCGTTGGTTGGTCCAGTATTTCTGCGCCGCATTGAACAGCGCGCGATACACCCGCACCTTCCAGCCGCGCAAATTAAACATGTAGGGGCCGAGCCCGGCCAGGCCGGCCTGCTGCAGCAACGCAATGGCGCGGCCAGACGAGGCGCCCGCTCTCTGGTCGCCGCCGATCATCGCGGAATTCGGACCGAAGGTTTCGATCTCCTGCTTGGCATCCTGCATGAACTGCAGTTGCCCCATCACCGCGGCTTGCTTAGCCTGGTCGTCAAACCGGATGTCGTCGAGTGATGTGTTGACCAACACGATGCCGTCGCTGCGCGCGGCCTCGCGGCGCAATGCCTCGACGTTGTTGTCGGCGATCGCCGACTTGGTGGCGATGATGCGGCGGTTGTTTAGCTCATGTAGCGCCTTCGATCGGCGCTGATTAACCTCGTCCTGCGGCGACATAAGATTGCGCGGGAAGCCATAGCGATCACCGTCATGATCCACCGCGGCCGAAAACATGATGTATTTCGCAATCGGCCGGTCGTGCTCGTCCACGAACGGCGACTCGCCTTGCATAAGGATTTTAGAGCCCGTGAACAGCGCCCACTTCCATCCACCCTTTGATTTGTACCAAAGATCAACCAGCCGAATTTGCTTAAAGTCGCCATTGGTCGCAAACCACCTGTTATCCCGGTCACTATTGCTCATTAATTCGGTGTTGGCGTCGCACGCCGCTTTGATGTCCTCTTCCATGCCGGGCAGCAACTCAATCAGTTGCTCCTCGTCCACGAACTTGCCCATACCGAGATAGCGCGCATCCTCGAAATCGTGCTTGAACGAGCGCGGGTCATAAAAAAACCCGTCGTTGTCGACGGGTGAGAACATCACATC